CAGCGACAAGCAAGCTGCAAGAATGAAACAAGAACACGAAGATAGGAAAGCAAAGTGGAAACACGATTAGACCAATCCGATCTAGATGCTATGCAACAGACGGTTAAGGAGATGGAGGCCGCAGATAAGGCTGGCTACGACAGGGCGCTGAGTGATGTGATTAAAGGCGTAGATATAAGAAGGGGATGGGATAGAGACGATGGCTTTATTTACCGATCAAACTTAATAGAAGTTATTGAAAAACTCAGGGCCGATAAAAAATGACCCCTCCACAAGTCCCCGATTCCCGTGCTAAGTTTATAGCAAAGAAGCTTGAACAAAGGTTAAGAAATGCCCCACCATCAAAGACTCCACCCCCAATTAAAGACCACTCAACTGCCCCCGAGGCCGGAAGAGACTGCTCCGATTGTTACAGAGGAAGGCGGTTCTTATATATTGACGGTGATGAGACAAAGAATCCCTTTAAACCACTCTCAAGTAGTTCAAATTAAAAAAGACCTAGAGAAGCTGCCCACATGAAGTATCTACTTCCACTCGTCTTACTCCTTTCAGCGTGCTCCCTCCATCCCGGCCCTTTTATAGCACCAGTCAAAACTATTGATATTTCCCTTATAAATGGGCGTGCATGCGCAGATAGCTACAAAAAAGCCTCTTCCTACCTTCTTTCTGAAGGCATACAATTAGAGGACGGGTCATTATGAGTGATTCTGAATCAGTACGTTGTGGGATATGCCCAATTACTTTTGGTGGGTGGGCGTTTGATGCCTGTGCTTGGCACGATGCAGCCTATACAAAAGGCTCATGGGCACAGAAAAACCTTACAAGAGAAGCTACCGACCTACACTTTTATAATATGCTATTAGAGCTCTCCAAACGTGGCCGCTGTAGAGCCGGGAAACGTGTACAAGCTTACCTCATGTATCAGGCTGTGAGACTTCTGGGTGCCCCTTTCTGGGAAGGCAAAGAATAATAAACAATTAGTTTGACATTCATAATGTTTCATTCTAATCTTTTAGAATGAAAAAATTAATAATACTTCCAATTCTCCTACTTATTAACACCAATGCGTATGCATGGGGCAATTGCGCAGGCATAATGAAGCCTCTTTGCATGTGGCCTATGGAGGCTTATTGCGTAGGGGCAGGGCCAGTGCAGCAAGATTATTATGTATGTATGGAGAGATAAGATGACTGACATTAACGATACACTTAAAGAGCGCGGCAAGTCATATGGTGAGTTTGAGTTTCAAGCCACCATATCCCAGCAACTAAAGAATGTACTGCGTGCCCAAGAGAAGTGGGAGCACCTTGCAGATGACCAGAAAGAAGCACTTGAAATGGTTGTCCACAAGATTGCCAGAATCCTTAATGGTGACGTTAACTTCAGGGACAGTTGGTATGACCAACTTGGATACCTGCAGCTAGTGGTAAATCGCATGGATAGAGATGCTGATTTCCTAAAAGAGGATATAAAGATTACCGACGACATACCGTACTAATGGAAAAGCTAATATACCCACAAGACTGCACCCTTCTGCCCTTCCAAGCAGACTGCATACACAAGATGTTAGCATTCTTGAGGAACTGCGGAGGGTGCTACAATGCCTGTGAAATGGGGCTCGGGAAGAGTGTGCAGGCTATTGTGGCTATGAATACTATTCTCAGGTACGAGCTCTTACCCAAAATATTGATAGTATGCCCGGCAGTAATGAGGTTGGTGTGGAGAGCAGAGTCACAAAAATGGCTTACATCTCTACATCCAAGCGTACAAGTTCTAACGTCCAGTAAACAGCTTAAACAGAAACCACTTTGGCATGCTGTAACTATTATCTCATATGACTTAGCTGCAACTGAGGAGTTTAAAAAGTGGGCTGAACCATCATACGATATGCTAATTTGTGATGAAGCCCACTATCTTAAATCCCCAAAAGCCAAACGCACAAAAGCAATCCTCAAACACATCTGGCCTAGAGCAGTATTTAAAATCTGTCTCTCGGGCACACCCTTCACGAATAACGTCATAGATGGTTACACCCTCTTTAATAAGCTTGCCCCATATGACTTTCCTGATTTCTGGTCATTTGCTAACACGTACTCACACAGAAAGAACAATGGCTTTGGTATTACGTGGGAAGGGTTAAAGAATGCTGATAAGCTACGTACTATAATTAATAATAATTTCTTTTTAAGAAAGACAAAAGCACAGGTGCTTCCAGATCTCCCGCCCAAAGTCTACCAGAAAATAACACTGGATAAGTCGTATGCACACAAGCTTACCAAAGAACAAGAGGCTGAATATGAGAAGTATTACCAAGACCTTAAACGCCTGCTAGCTGGGAAAGATTTCAAACGCATTCCACCGCCTCCAGTATCTATTATGACAGTCAGGAAAGAGCAGGGGTTAAAAAAAGTTAAGCCTATTATCGAATTTGTAGAACTTTTAGTTGGACAGGGTATTCCTGTTGTGCTATTTGGAATATTCAGGGATGTGCTTACGGAACTTGAAGAGGCATTTAAAAAGTATAAACCAGCAGTTATTCATGGCGACGTATCAGCAAAGAAAAGGCAAGAAGAAATTGAAAGATTTCAAGCCGGAGACACTGATTTATTTATTGGACAGCTTACAGCCGCAGGAGTTGGAATTACTCTCACTAGAGCTTCGGATGTTGTACTGGCGGAATTGTCCTATAGCCCTGCGGAGATATCACAAGCCGTGGACAGAACGCATAGAATATCTCAGAAAAACTCTGTCACCGTCCACTACTTCGCGGTTGAAAACTCGGTTGACGAAAAAATAATTGATATTGTTATGGATAAGGCAAAGATATTTTCAGAGATTTTAAAGGAGCATACATGAGCTATACACCTAGAAGCTTACGCAATAAAAAGCCTCAGATGCTATCACCTATGTACTTCTTACGTAGAGAAAATCACTGTAGTATATGGCTTATGCTTTGCGACTGTGGGAATAAGGTGGAGCGCCCTCTTTATCAGCATACGTCTGGTGACTTAACACACTGCGGCTGCATGCTATCTGAATATAGGTCTGCAGCAACACGTACACACGGACTGTCTGGAACTAAAGTTCATAAAGCTTGGAAGCACCTAAAAGACAGGTGCCTAAACCCAAAAAATAAAAGCTATGCTAATTACGGTGGTAGAGGAGTTAAGGTCTGCAAACGCTGGTTATCATTTGAGAACTTTTACAAAGATATGGGGCAACCTCCTAGCCCAAAGCACTCAATTGATAGGGTTAATAACAATAAAGGATATTGCAAAAGTAACTGTAGGTGGGCAACTAATTATCAGCAGGTGAATAATGCTAGAAGTAATATCCGTGTAAAATTCAGAGGAGAGTTTGGAACCCTTTCACAGTTATCGGTATTATTTAGGATAAACTATAACACGCTCTATCAGCGTTACGTGACGGCTAACTGGTCTATAGAAAAAGCTTTAACTCAACCAATAAGGACAAAGAATGTCAAAAGATAGTAAAACAATTGAACACAAAGAAAGAGCCCATGCCCCATTTGGTGGCTCAGTAGCAGGCAGACGCATAGCCTGTCCCGGCAGCTTTGCTTTGGAGCGCCAACTACCTGCACCTCCATCCTCAAAAGACGCCGATGCTGGTACAGAGTTTCACGAGTCTTGCGAGTATGCACTTGAGAACTTCCTTACATTCAAAGTGTCGGGTGACTACCCGGATATTACAAAGCCTGTGCATTTTAGTAAGTATGAAAAGGACACAGAGGATTACGTAGAGACTGTATGGGATAGGGCTTTCTACAAAACTATAACTGGTAAGTCCTACGCTATTGAAGCTCGTGTCAGTATCAATGAAGAGCTTGGAATGTGGGGAAGCTCTGACCTTGTTGCAGTTTACTCAGACGAACGGGGCCGTGCTACCGGTATCATAGGGGATATTAAATGGGGCTTTAACTACGTAGAAGTTGAGAAGAATGACCAGCTAGCTTTCTACGCTTGTGGTCTACGTGAACAAGTTAAAAAAGCCGGTAAAGATTTACACGCTGTACGTGCCTTTATTTATCAGCCGCGTGCTGGTGGAGAACCGTATAGAGAGACTGTGTTTACTTCCAAGTTTCTAGACTCATGGAAAAAGAAAGCCATTAAAGCAGCTGAGCAAATCTATGTTAATAAAAGTGTAAAGCTTAAAGCTGGCGACCATTGTAAGTGGTGCCGCGCTAAACCAGTTTGCAAAGCATACATTAAAGCACGTTCAGTTGAGACACAGCTAAGCCTTGTTGACCACGAAACAATTGAGCTCCCAAAAATTGATATGCTCTCCCCCGAGCACATTGTGAAGCTTGTTCTTCATGGTGATAAGCTCATCGACCTTGTAGAAACTGCCAAAAAGATAGCCTTTGATGGTTGTGCTGCAGCCGGGGAATACCATGGTCTAAAGCTGGTAGTAGGTAGGGGTAATCGTGGCTGGGTTAAGGGCAAAGATGAAGAC